CAATTTAGTTCCGAATATTCGGAATAGTTATCGAAAGGATAACCAAAATGAGACGTTCAAATCTCAAAGTTACCATTGAGTATCACACTCGTGGATTGAACACAAAAGAGGAACACTTCAGTACTGGAATTAGAGCTGACGCTTTATTCCGAGGAATCAAGAGTCATCTGGATGGCACTGTGTCTCAGGCTGATATAGACGCTATTTTAGCAGCTATATCATCAGTCGCACTAGTTAAACCTGATGATGATGAGGATACGGAAGAGGAAGATGATGGCACTAGGCCCTGGACTGCTGAGGATGAAAAGAGGATTGAGTGTAACATATGTAAATGTACTTTTGAAGATTGGCAAACTGCGAGCTGCCATCTGGCGAAGTATCATTTATATAATTGTGACGACTTGAAGTCGGTACCACCCGAAACTCTCACAATTTCAGCGCTTTGGTTTAACACCATGTCTAATAATATGGACACTGTCAGTGACACTAATTCCATGGAGGATGCTTTCCGCAATTACGTCCTCAAACGTACCTATGATTGGACGATTGATGAACTTACTGATGGAGTCTATGCCAAATGGTATAGTACACCTAAGAAAGAGAAGTAAGATGGACGAATTAATGAAAAGGAGAACTGATGCTTTTAATCAGATCTTATCAAAGATGGCTTTGGGGATCACTTCCTTTAAAGCTGGGCGTGTTGTATCAATCGACACGCATGACGTTGGAAGCTACACATACTTTAGCGCTCTCGTTAGAAGCGGGGACTTTTACTACGCAGTTACGTGTTGTATTGAAGGTCAGCAAATTATGGAGTTCAACGTTATTAAATTGCAAACATTGTCTCATTTTGATAAAAATGGGCCAACTATGCATGTATCCGCTGATAGTGGATCAACCATAAATAATGTTACTATGCGAAGTAACATAATATAATGGTGAAGTGTTTGTGGGAGGTACACTTAAAAGAACTCCCCGTTGGTGCATGTGCACCCAAAAAATCTAGAAAGGTCTATGATTTTGGAAGTGTCAGGCACCTTAGAGTTCAAAGATACTCTGAGGGAATTTTCACTAAATGAAGAGGATTCCGAACATTTCGTCGCTAATCTTGAGGAAGATGCACGGCGTAGTGTTTTAACTACTCTTGCTAGGACTCGTGTTGGTTTCAACATTGATCTGGTTACTCCAATGATCGGGAAACATTCATTGGATAAAAATGAAGAACGCACTGTCTTTATTGATCAAATGTTGAAAGTGGTAGCTCGTAGTCTTGGTCCTAGTCTTAAACCCTTGATGGATGCAGAGGTGGGTCAGGCCGCAAAGGTAGGACCTATCAGCATCATGCTGCCTTTCGCTGATAGGCGCCCCGATTTGTATAAATATTACTGTAAACCTATGGTAGACGGTGGTGTTATAGTACATCTAGAGAGGGCTTTCTATCGCATTCTATCGAGGATTCCAAAGCATAAATTGCGCCCAGTTTCACTGGATGAAGCTTTTATTAAGATGCCTAAGAGTACTAACTTAGGCTCTCCGTTCTTTAGGAAGTCTGCAACATTATATCCCGAGTTAATGAAACAGGCACGTCTGATTGAAAAGAGCGGTTTCGATGTCACAGAGCACGACGATCCTTGTATGCTATATTGGCGTGGCCAAAGCGCTGGCCTAACCAAGCCTGTTAAGCAACGTGCAGTGTGGGGTTACCCACACAAAATATCATTGCATGAGCTAAGACTAATGATTCCAATCATAGCTGAATTCAAGAAGTATCCTGAGTTTTCAGCTTTAGTTAGCAATGAGGCAGTAAACAGGAGTGTCACATCTATGCTTAGAGATAAGAACTCTAAGTATTGTGTTGATTTCTCTTCGTTTGATCAATTTGCCAGACCCTTAATTGATATGGCATTTGATCTAATGCGGGCAGCATTTCATCGTAGTGCTTTACCACTAATCGACTTCGTGCAAGACAGATTCATTAACATTCGATTACTGACTCCGGACGGGCTGTGGAGCGGAGAACACGGTGTTCCGAGTGGAGCGGGTCCAACCAACTGGGTTGACTCAATGATTAACTGGATTATCGCAGAAGCGTTCGGCGACGCTATGGGATTAAAGTTAGTCAAGGCTCTGTTTCAGGGAGATGATGGAGTGTATGAGTATGACAAGGATCCAGATCCTTCGACTCTCGTTGATTTTGTTAGTCGTATTGGCATGTACATTGGATTTGATAAAGGTGGAACTTCAGTTAACACTGTTTTGTATCTTCAAAATGTTCACATGTCGGACTACATTGTGGACGGTCTTACTGTGGGTGTTAGACCCTTGGAACGTCTCTTATCTGGGATGTTAGGATTCGAAACCCCAAGGGATAAGCAGTGGAGACCCATTGATACAACTTTCCGTTGGCTGCAGCAGTGTGAAAACGCCCGTTATCACCCTCAGTTTGAAAGTCTTCCTAGGCTTTTGTATCAACACGATCGACTTATACGCGAATTCAGTATCAGAGAATTAATTGATATTGGAGGAGGTTATGACGAGATTGAAGCCAGGCAACGATCCAAAGGATTTCCCTATGGGAAATACCCATTAACCAACTTAGCGAATTTCTCAATCGTTAAGGAAACGGAAAAGCTCCGGAAGAAGTTAAATGGT